ATTGGAAGGAACCGCGCCGACATGACCGCAATGCAAGGCTTCAACCCGATTTCCCAACACTACCTGAGCATAAAACTATGAGCTACGAACCAAAAGATTTGTCTGGCGCACTCTTCAAGAATGACAAGGAGGGCAACGACAAACGCCCTGATTATCGCGGTGACTGCTTTATCAACGGCGTCGAATATCAGATCGGTGCCTGGCTGAAAACGAGCAACAGCGGCACGAAATTTATGTCGCTCAAATTTGAAGAGAAGAAACGGAAGGACGTTTCGAGCAACGTGCCAGCGCAAGGCTACAGCCGATCACCAGCCCCCGCGCAGCACAGGGCCGCTCAACAGCCGGTTGATGACCTTGGGCCGATCCCGTTCTGATCATGAAACACGATCCACTAAACAGAACCAAGGTAAAGCGCGGCACCGAATTGCCTCAAGCAAAACTAACTGAGCATGACGTAAAAATGATTAACGCGCTCGTCAGTGACCGGAATGCGGCACTTGAAAAAGCGAAGGCGCTGACCAACGCAAAGCTGGCCGAAAAATTCGGTGTGCATAAGCGAACCATTGATCGAATAACAACAGGCGAGAACTGGAGCCACGTATGAGCGACTTTGAACAGATCAAGCAAGACCTTGCCGACAGTGCTGCGCGTTCTGACATCGAGTGCCTGCTAGTGCGCACCGGATTGTTTGAGGATGGCTGGTACGACACCAAATCGACGGCGGCAGAAGATCAGGCTGACGTTATCCGCGCTATGCAGTACCTGGCCCAACGTGAACTGATCGAAAGCCATCCCGACAACAAGTATTGGGTGAGGATCAAGCAGTGAAATTCAACTCAGTCTCAAGCACCCCCGATCCATCAAAGGCCGCGCTGTCTGACGAAATTGCCGCGCAGGTCGCAGAGTGGGAGGCAAAGAATGGCAAGGTTCAACCAACGCCGCTTCGTGCTTTGTCCCATGACGGGCTGACGATATCGAAAGGGCGGGCGCAGATGGTGCTTACGAAGCAGGGATGGAAGGAGGGCGGGGCGTGATTATTCGCCTAAAGAAAGCAGTCCATTTTTTCTATCCCTGCGACGACGCAAGCAAGCAGGCATTCGCTGCTATTCCGGTTGATACAGTAATCGAAGCCGAGACAGAAAAGGAAAATCCAAAGACAGCAAAACAGCGCGCAGCCCTGCATGTTTGGTGCGAGCAACTTGCAGAGATTCTAAACGCGCTCGGACTGGATCAGCGCAAAGTCCTAAAGCCTTCGGTGGAAATTCCGTGGAGCAAGGATTCAATCAAAGAACGGATATACAAACCCGTACTTGATGCCATGACCGGCAAAAGTTCAACCGAGGATATGAACACGGTGGAGCCTACGCAAGTGCTGGAAGTGATAGCGAAACACATGGCCGAGAATCACGGCGTTACGGTTCCGGCTTGGCCAAGCAAAGACAACAACAGCAGGGCCGCCTAATGCTCAAACTCAAATCCAAAAAGAAGCCGCAAAGCATTGCCAAACTCCGCGAGTCAGTTGCCGTCCTACTGCAAAAACTAGTGCGCATGAAAGCTGCGGATTTAAACGGCTATTGCTCCTGCGTTACGTGCGGACGATCTGCGCATTGGACCGAGCAGCAGGGCGGCCATTACCTAGAGCGAGGCAGACACGCCACGCTGCTAGAAGAAGAAAACCTGCACGTTCAATGTGGTCAGTGCAATGCGTTCCTGATGAAAACAACAAGCGGCGTGTTGCGCTACCGAGCGTTTATGGTTGAGACATACGGCGAAGGCTTTGTACAGGATTTGGAAAATCAATCTAAGCAAGTGGCGAAATTCACTAGGGGTTATCTCGAAGATATGAAGGACGACTTTAAGCGACAGATTGCGATTCAGGAACAAAGGCTAAATGGAACGTCAACACAGGCAGCACAGGAGCGCGCAGCATGAAATGGGACTGGGCAGCAGTACCGGCTGAACTCGAAGAAAGGCTGAAAACTTTGGAGCAGCGCGAACGGCTCAAGGCGCTTCGTTCTGGGCAGACTTCCGCGCAGATACAAAAAGCAACCGGCATTTCGTATCGCAACGTGCTGTCTTTGAACGCGAGGGTTCGCAAGGCGCTTGAGCAGATTGGGTACGATCCTGAAAACGGAATGACCTTGGTATCGCCTGATCCGCAGATTCTGAAGGGGCGCACTGCGTTCGTGAAAGTGGACGAAGTAACGGGCGAACAGCGTGTTTCGCACTATCACAATAAAACCGATGTTGATAAGACAAAACAGCTTGCCGAAATTCGCCAAGGTATTTTTGACGCTGCTGAGTCATTCAAGCCGCTTGGCCCGATCAAGCCGAATAAGTACAACGCTGCGGACCTTTGCACCGTGTACACGCTGACCGATATTCACATCGGCTCATATAGTTGGGCCGCCGAGACGGGCGCGGATTGGGATATAAAAATTGCAAAGGATGTAATCACGCAAGCCTTTGCGGACATGATGCTGGCTTCGCCGGATGCTGAAATGGCGGTGTTTGCACAACTTGGTGATCTTTGCCATTACGACGGCCTTCTTGCGCTGACACCCACCGGCAAAAACGTCCTAGATACCGATACACGGTTTCCGCTGATCGTGCAGACCGCTATTGATGTTTGCCTGGGCGTTGTCGAGCTTCTGTTGCACAAGCATCAATCCGTTCACGTTCTGATGGCGGAAGGTAACCACGATTTGGCATCAAGCGTGTGGTTACGCGCTGTGATGGAGCGAACATTTAAGAACAACCCCCGCGTCACTGTTGAAGTTTCGCCTTCACCGTTTTACCTGTTCCGATGGGGCAAAACGTTTATTGGCTGGCATCACGGCCACCAGCAAAAGATGGAAAACTTGCCGCTGTTGTTCGCCACCGATCCGCGTTTCCGCTCGGAATACGGCCAGTGCATCCACACATACATCCACACCGGCCACATGCACCACCAGAAAGTGATCGACCGCGGCGGGATCGTTGTCGAGCAGCACCCGACACTTGCGGCAAGGGATGCGCACGGCGCTCGCGGCTTCCTTTACAGCAACCGAGAAACCAAGGCGATCACCTACCACAAGGAGCATGGCGAGAAATCACGCTGCACTGTGCGCCCTCATGCGAGAAAGGTGGCCGCATGATCGGCTGGCTCGCCAACTTCGCAATCATCGGGTCTTGGTACTACACCGGCGAGAAGAACCGCGTGGCGTTCGTCCTGCTTGGCTTAGGCGAGGTTTACTACATCTGGCTTGGGATTCATTCAGGGCAATGGGATTTAGCCTTCATCAGCCTTCTATGCGGCCTAGGCTGCGTCAGGAATTGGTTCAAGTGGGGTGCGCCATCACAACCATAACTTTTTGTCTCAGGCGTATGCAGGTCGCCACTGACAGCCGCGCCACTGACGAAGGCGTGATTATCTCTGACGATTCGATAAAGCATTACGAAAGGCAGGGTGTCGAGTTTTGGATATGCGGCACCGTGTCAGACGAGGAAGCGGTCATGCGGGGCTTTTTGTCTCGCCGCAGGAAAGTAAGCAAAGCAGTAGGCGATGCCAGCGCATTCGCTTGGGACGGCGTGACGCTTTACCAGATCGACGCGGAACCCGGGACGCTGCACTGGTATGAAGTGCTTGATACACGCGGTGCTATTGGCTCAGGAAGGGACTACGCGCTGGCTGCTTTGGATGCTGGAGCTACACCAAGACAAGCAGTGATAGCGGCTAAGAAGCGGGACACATGCACAGGCGGGAAGGTTGTCGCTTATAAGCTACGGAGGAAGCCATGAAAATTCTTGTGTTGGGCCACGGCGGTCACGGTAAAGACGAGACAGCGAAGGTGCTGGAATCATGGATGGGTCTGTCATGGATCTCATCCAGCCAGGCGGCTGCTGAAATGGTCTATCCAGTATTAGCCGAGCTGTACGGATACGAGAGCGTGCAAGAGTGTTGGGAGCAGCGGAAGAATTGCCGATCCGAATGGCGTCAGTTGATCTCAGACTACAACACGCCGGACAAGGGCCGACTCTGCCGGGAAATACTTGCCCACCACGACTGCTATGTCGGAATGCGCTGCCATCTTGAATACGCCGCCACCAAAGAATTGTTTGGCCTGATCTTGTGGGTCGATGCCGCGAACCGGATGCCGCAAGACCCGAGCATGACCATACCGTTCAACGCGCAAACTATGGTTCGCATCGACAACAACGGGCCGCAGTCCGCACTGCATAAAACGGTGGAAACGGCGGTCGCGCTGGCACTTATCAAAATGGCGAGACAGGCCGCATAACGCGCCATCCGTAGCACCTAGCAACATCAAACACAGGTTAATGCGACACAAACGGCAGAGGAATCGACATGGGCCTTCCAGCAAAGTTTTACGCCGAGCTATCCACAAAAGAAATGGAAGATGGCATCCAGATAAAGGAGTGGGGCAGGCTGGCCCGCATGGGCAATGGCTTGGGCTATGGCGGCTGCACCCTGGGCGATGGCGTTCCTGACGACCGCATGACGGTGGAACGGTTCGAGGAGATTACCAACGCTGTGAGCGCGCTCCCTGCTAAGCCTTACGCCGCGATCCGAATGGTCTACATGATAAATCCGGGCAGCAATTACAAGCTGACGCAGGCCGCAATCAAGCTCGGATGCCGCCGCGATGAGGTCGAAGCGCACCGAGATGCCGGGCTTAATCTGCTATACGGAATGCTGTGTATGAGGATCATTGCGTGACACTGTACGCACAGCTTGACATTGGGGAATTTGTCAAGGAAAATGTGGAAAGGTGGAGAAATTGCCACTGCATCAGAACCCGGCCTAGCGTCGGGTTTTTTGTGTCCAGAATTATTGATTTATGCGGGTAAGTCAGGCTAACACCGACATTTACAGGGGAAGCTGACTAGCGGTTTTGCCGCTCCCGCTCCCTATTAGCGTCCTCGGACGTTTCGGTTTAGTTTCGGACGCTGTTTCGGACATTTCGGACAAGGCCCGACGTTCAATTCACAATATCTTTTAGCCCTGTATCGCAGGGCTTTTTTTATTCCGGCAGAAGGATCGGCGCTATGTCTCAAGACCTCATAAATTGGGCCTTGGGCCTTGCTGGTTCCTGCGGGGGCTGGTGGCTCAAGACCGTATGGGACTCTCACCGCGAACTGGCTGATAAAGTGGTTGCGATTGAAGTTCTAGTCGCGGGTCAGTACGTCCGACGCGACGAGCTGGCGGCGATGATGAGTCGTATAGACCACAAGCTGGATGCCATCAGCGACAAAATTGATTTAAAGGCCGACAAGTGAACGAGCAGGCGCTGCGCAAGTCCCTGGAGCTTCATGAGGGACGACGCAATCGCTTGTACACATGCACGGCAGGCAAGCCGACAGTCGGCGTGGGTCACAATCTAGAGCGTCCGATCAGCAACGCCGCGATCAACCAGATACTGTCCGACGATATAAACGAATCTATAGCCGAGTTAGATCGCGTATTCCCCGGTTGGAGAAATCATGACGACGCACGGCAGAACGTATTGCTCGAAATGATGTTCAACCTCGGCGCTCCACGGCTGCGCGACTTTAAGCGGATGTGGGCCGCGCTCCAGTCGAAGAATTACGACGAGGCGGCAAAGGAAATGATGCACTCCGGTTGGGCGGTTCAGGTCGGAAAGCGGGCTGTGACGCTCAGTCAGATCATGCGGACGGGCGTGCTGTGATCCCCGAATACTTGGAATGTTCCGACGACTACCGGAACATGCCGGACGCCGAGCGCGATGCTAAGTGTGGTTGCGGTACAGCTAAAAGCTGGATTGTCCCCGATACCATTTACGGCCTGAACATTAAGCCTGTCTGTTGTATTCACGATTACGACTATTTCAAAGGCAGGACTCAGGGCGACAGAGAGCGCGCAGATTACCGTTTTCTGCGCAACTTGATGGAAGCCATAGACCAGGCTCCGGGCTTTGTGAATGGGCTGCTCAGGATGCCAAGACGCAGACGGGCGCTGAAATATTACGAAGCCGTCAACGCATACGGCGACGACGCATTCTGGGCTGGCAAGAACCGACCCTTTCCGTACACGAGAGCGTAATCATGTTTAAGAAACTGGTTTTCGTGTACGTGTTGCTCGCTCTCTCTGCCTGCACTGTTGTCCGATACACAGACGGCGACAAGTCGCTGACCATCGCTGACGTTCGCATAAGCGGCTCTGCGATAGACCTTGAAGCTACGCTCGATAACATCGGTACGCTTGATGTGAATAGGGAGCAGGGAAGCGCAGGGGAAGCCGCTGCTAATGTTATTCAATCGCTGCCCGCCACCGGGTTATAGCCCGGCCCCCTGCTGGTTTTGTCCACCAGTGGCGGAAACGGACTTTTGAATTCGCCGCCGAGCGGCAAACGATCCTGAGGATCAAGACGTGACCAGCATTAAAAAAACCGCCAATTTCCCGCCCTATAAAAAGGCGGCAACCGACACGCTTATCCCGTATGCGCGCAACAGCCGCACGCATAGCGAGGAACAGGTCGCGCAGATCGCTGCCAGCATTCGGGAGTTCGGGTTTACCAACCCGGTACTCGTTGACGGCGACGGCGGGATCATTGCCGGACATGGCCGCGTATTGGCCGCCCGCAAGATGGGCATGGCTGAAGTCCCTGTCATTGAGCTAGCGCACTTAACGGATGCCCAGCGCAGGGCTTACATCATTGCCGACAATAAATTGGCGCTTAATGCCGGATGGGATAACGACCTGCTGCTGGTTGAATTCGCTGAATTGGATGCTTCTGGCTTCGATTTAGCATTGACCGGGTTCAGTGAAGAGGAAATAGCTGCGCTGACGCCCCAGGAATTGCCGCAGGGCTTGACGGATGAGGATGCCGTACCTGATCTGCCGGTTGAGCCAGTAACGAAGCCAGGCGATGTGTGGCTGCTTGGCAATCATCGGGTTATGTGTGGCGACTCGACCAGTATTGATGCTGTCGAAGCGCTGATGGCTGGCAAGAAGGCCGACTTCTGCTTCACATCGCCACCGTACAACGCAGACAGAGGCATGGGCCACAAGTCAGGCAGACTGGGCGGCAACGGCTTCTACGCCGACGGTTACACCGACAACAAGCCAAGCGCAGAATACGTCCAATTCAACTCCGACATCATCAGCGCGCTTTCGGCTGTGGCGGCCCCCAATTTCACATGCTGCTACAACATCAACTACAACAAGAACAGCCCGAGCGAGTACATCGACGTTATCCACGCAGCCAAGCAGAGTATTCCTTTGGTGGAAACTATTGTTTGGGAAAAACACATGGCCGTTTCATTGCAGGGCGACAACCTCACGCGCATATTTGAGTTTGTGTTCGTGCTGTGCAAAGGCAAGTTCAAGATCAATAAGAATCGAACTGATTGCCTGAAAAACCTGTGGAAGATATCGAACATTGGCGCAAATCACGAGTCGCATAAGGCTTGCTTCCCTGTTGCGCTTGTTGAGGAAGGTATTAAAAACTTCTGTCCTCATGGCGGAAAGATCGTTGAGCCATTTGGCGGATCAGGCTCTTCAGTAATCGCATCCGAAAAGCTCGGCTGCGCAGCGTATGCGATGGAGATCGACCCAAAATACTGTGATGTCATTGTAAAACGATGGCAAGAATTCACAGGCAAACAGGCAATACTAGAATCCACCGGCCAAACCTTTGCAGAGGTGAGCGGCAATGTCGCGCTCCCCGCACAAGCCTAGTCCTGAGTCACGGGCACAGGTTGAGGCTCTATCTGGTTACGGTGTAAGGCAGGACGAGATAGCTCTGTACCTGAGTATTGACGCCAAGACCCTGCGCAAGTATTACAAAAAGGAAATAGACACCGGCCATATCAAGGCCAATGTCGGCGTTACTCGGGCGCTGCACAAGAATGCGACCGAAGGCAACGTGACTGCGCAAATATTCTGGCTTAAGGCAAGGGCAGGATGGCGCGACAAGCCGGAATCGGGAATTGACGATGATGCGCCGCCGCCTGCCGACCTAGTGACAGAGCGACGCAGTGCCCGTATTCCTCAATGACCCGCAGCAGGATTTCGTCAACCTGCCGCACAGGTTCCGCGCATTCGTTGGCGGTTACGGATCGGGTAAGACGTTTGTCGGATCGGTGGCCAAGTGCAAGCGGTTTTACGCATACCCTCGGGTTAATCAGGCGTACTACGCGCCAACCTATCCGCACATTCGGGACATATTCTTTCCGACGATTGAAGAAGTCGCGCACATTTGCGCGCTTCGCATCCAGATCAGGGAAGCCAACAAGGAAGTTCATTTTTTCCGTGGGCGCCGTTATCTCGGCACCACCATATGCCGAAGTATGGACCGGCCCGGCAGCATCATCGGGTATAAAGTCGGACACTCGATGGTTGACGAGTTCGACACACTGCCACCCCTGAAGGCTAAGGATGCCTGGCGCAAGATCATTGCCCGGCATAGATGGGAAGGCGCGACAAACGGCGCTGACATACTGACCACACCAGAGGGATTTCGGGAGACTCACCGCCTGTTTGTTGCGGAGCCTGCCGAAAACGCTGTATTGCGTGAATCGTATGGACTGATCCACGCATCAACGCGGGACAACGAAGCGAATCTTCCGTCCGGTTATATTCAATCGCTGCTCGACACGTACCCGAGCGAGTTGATCGAAGCCTACATCGACGGCAAGTTCTGCAACCTGACCAGCGGCACGGTGTATAACAAGTACAACCGCATCCGGCACGAATCGACCGAAACAATCCAGCCCGGTGAAACACTGTTCATTGGAATGGACTTCAACATCGGCAAGATGGCCGCGACGGTTTATGTGCAGCGGCCAAATGGATGGCACGCCGTCGCTGAACTGAAGGACATTTTTGATACGCCAGCAATTGCGGCGCAGATCAAAGGGCGGTGGAAAGCAGGCTCGACGCCTCATCGCGTTGTCATCTACCCGGACGCCAGCGGCAATAGCGCCAGCACTAAAAATGCCAGCGTGTCGGATATTTCGATTTTGCAGGCGAATGGTTTTGAAGTCAGAACCTATGCGTCAAACCCCTTTGTTCGGGATCGAGTGCTGGCAACCAACAAGCAGTTTGAGGCTGGCAGGCTGTGGGTTAACTCCCGCGAATGCCCGACCGTAGCCAGGTGCTTTGAGCAGCAGGCTTACGTGAATGGCGAGCCAGATAAAAAGTCTGGATTCGACCACCAGAACGACGCCAGCACTTACCCAATAGCCTACGAATTCCCCATTATTAAACCTATGACACGAATAGCGATGGTCGGCCACTGATGATGCAGACGAAAGGTGTTCGTACAACCGCGCCCGATTACGACAGGCTTTTGCCGTTGTGGGAAAAGTGCGAGGACGCAGCCGAGGGCGAACACGCGATACATGCCGCGGGCGTAAAGTACCTGCCGAAGCTGGCCGACGAACCGGAAGCCGACTATAAAGCGCGCATGTCACGCACCCCGTTTTTCAACGCAACGTGGAAAACGATCAGCGGGCTAAAGGGCATGATGTTCCGCAAGTCGCCAACGGTTGAAGTGCCGCCCGGTATCGCGGATTACATGAACGATGTGGACATGGCCGGGACTCCTCTGGATATGTTCGCGCAGGGTATTGCTGAGGCGCTGCTGACAACCGGACGCATTGGGGTATTGGTTGACCATCCGCCATCGCCCGAAGGCCAGGCTGTGACCGTAGCGCAAGCCTCAAGGCTTGGTCTGCGTCCGATGCTTCAGAAGTATCCGGCTAAATCCATCATTAATTGGAAAACGGCGCGCATTAACGGTGTTGTGCAGACCGTGTTATTGGTACTTAAGGAATCGGCAGCAAAGGCGGATCAAGACGAGTTCGGGCATGTAGCCGTCAATCAATATCGAGTGCTAGACCTGACCGAAGCCGGATACCGTCAGCGCGTGTTCCAAGTGCAGGACGACAAAGACGTTCAGATCGGGGACGACATCTACCCGCAGATGAACGGAAAGAACATGGCCTCGATTCCGTTTGTGTTCTTTGGGGTGGACAGCATTGAAACCGCGCCTCAGTCGCCGCCCCTGCTCGACCTTGTGACGATGAATTTGCACCACTACCAGGTAAGTGCGGATTGGGAGCATGGCTGTCACTTCTCTGGACTGCCGACCATGTTCATCAGTGGCTACACCGCCCCGGCAGAGGGAAGCACAACGCTTAGGATCGGCGGATCAGCCATCAACGCTCTGCCCGACCCAAATGCCGAAGCCTACTATGTTCAAGTTGAAGGCTCTTTCGAGGCGCTAAAAAACAACCTTGAATCCAAAAAGGCGGAAATGGCCGTTTTGGGCGCAAGGATGCTTGAAAGTCAGAAATCTGCCGTTGAGTCCGCTGAAACCCTTGCCCAACGTAGCGCCGGAGAGCAGTCGCAACTGGCGGCAATGGCCCAAGTTGAAAGCATGGGCATGACCAAATGCCTGCGCCTGTTCGCTGATTGGGCCGGGCAATCTGGCGAGGTTAGCTATCAGATATCCACTGATTACGGCGTGGCAGGCATGAGTCCGCAGATGATTACCGCGCTCGTCGGCGCATGGCAGGCCGGAATGCCCGGCTTCAGCGACGAGAATGTTTACGCACTCGCGCAGAGGCACGAGGTAAGCGATGCGGGCGTCACCTTTGAGGAAGAACAGGGACGCATTCAGGCTCGCGGCCCTTCACTCATTGCGCCGATGCCTGGCGAGATGGGCGAAACCGTTGACACTCAAGCGCCGCAGATCGACATCAAGGCCATCGTGGACGCCATCGCTAGAATTCCGGCTCCGGTTGTCAACGTAGCGGCCCCCATCGTGAACATTCCCGCAATGGTGGTGAACATTCCAGAGCAGCCAGCGCCGCAGATTACCGTCAACACGCCAGATATAACGGTTCACCCGGCGAGCGTTACGGTTAATAACATGGAAGGCGGAAAGGCTATCGAATTGCAATATGACGCTGATGGAAATGTCACCGGCGGCACGGTCAACCCTACAGGGGCTTAACGAATGGCAAATGTTCTGTATGACAAGGGAAGGGAAGGCTTCCTTGATGGCTCGATAGATTGGGACACAGATGATATTCGTGTCGTGCTGGTGCGCAGCAGCTACAGCTTCAGCGCCGCCCATGATTTCCTCGATGACATTACAACCGGCAACGAGAACGGTCGCAGCGCAGCCCTTGGCACTAAAACAGTAACAAGTGGTGTGGCTGATGCTGCTGATACAACGATCACCGCAACCGCTGCCGATGCGTCGAATGCGCTGGTTATCTTCAAGCACACTGGCAGCGATGCAACGGCGCGATTGATCGCCTACATTGACACGCCTTCCGCTGGCTTGCCTTTTACTCCCGCCGTCTCGCAAGTTGTAAACATTGCCTGGGATAACGGCGCAAACAAAATCTTCAAACTGTAATGGCCGTTCTCGGCGCTGTCCTTTATGACCCTAGCACGGCGGTCACTAAAGGAACTGCCGCCTCCGCAATGGCGGCATTTGATACAACAAACGCAAGGATCACATTTACCGTCCCTGCGAGCGGACGGGTGCTGGTGCGCATTGTGTGCGTAGTGCATGGCGCAACGACATTTAGCTCGATACTTTTAGGTGTTTTGAATGGCGCTTCTGTTGTTGCCAAGGTCTGCCCTATTGGTGGGTTAAAAAGCACGGCAGTCGCTACCGCGATGGTGACACAAGAGGCCACTTTTGTAGTTCCAGGTCTGACCCCTGCGGCGAGCCTGACATGGGATGCGGCCTGGGGTATTGAAACATTCGTCAATAACTCGCTGATTAAGTACGGCGGGCCAGATAGCGCAACAGCAAACAACGCATTTGGAGCGTTGCAGTTCGAGATCTGGGAGGCGTAATTGTCCGGGTCCGGTCTATCCAGGCTGGTAGGGGCGCTACAGCCAGCAGCGGCTTCGCCTTCTGCGCAAAACATTACAGACGCGGGGAACATTGCCACCGCCGAGGCAATTGGTTCTGCGTCGGTATCGGCGCGAGTATCTGCGACGGGCATTGTCAGTGCTGAGTCATTTGGCGCTGCGAGCATTTCGGTTGCTGTATCGGCAACTGGTATATCAACGCTTGAGTCTTTCGGCCAGCCAAGCGCAGCGCCGGTCATTTCGGCAACAGGCGTAGCAAGCCAAGAGGCTTTTGGTTCTCCTGTAGTTTCAGCGGCAGCCAGTATTGTTGATGCAGGCGGCATTGCGTCTGCTGAGTCGTTCGGATCAGCGGCAGTTGGCGTTGTCGTTGCGTCTACCGGCATTCCCACTAGCGAGGCATTTGGTCAGCCGTCCGCAGCGGTCGCAGTAAGTGCCACCGGCATCGCGTCCGATGAGGCGGCAGGCAGTCCGGCGCTATCGGCTGTTATATCGACGACCGGCATAGCAAGCGGCGAGTCGTTCGGCTCCGCCTCGGTAGCGGCGCAGATCAGTACGCAAGGCGTTGCAACTGCTGAAGCGTTTGGCGGCCCCGGTGTTACCGCAGATATTTCGGCGGCAGGAATTGCGTCGGCAGAGTCATTCGGACAGGCAGCGGTATCTGTCCAAATTGCTGTGCCAGGCATTGCGTCAGCCGAGGCTGTAGGCGAGCCGGTAGTAGGCGACTCATCGGCAGCGCATGAAGTCGTTGGCGCTGGGGCGATTGAGAGCGCCGAAGCATTTGGCAGGCCCACGCTTTCCGCCACGGTTGCGGGTGGTGTAAGAAAGCAAACTCGAACACAAGCATACGAACCGGAAGTAAGGGTCCAGCCCCCGGTTACTGTAATTGAGCAGGAAAGCCCCCCGGTAATTGCGGAGCTAACGCTGCCGGTAAATCGGGCAGCCGAACAGCTTGCACTGGATACCGTCGAGCAAGCCTTCTTTGCTGAAGTTGGCAAGCGGATTGCCACGGTCGGCGGCATGGCCGGGACTGCCGAAGTTATCCCGCTGGACCGTAGCGAAGCCGCACGAAAGGCGGCACAGATCAAGCGAAACAACGCAATTGCGGTTTTGTTGATATTGGCGGCGGCGGCATGAACGGCTATTATCTGGAAGTCATGGACTCCCCCAAAATCACAGTTTTGCTAGGCGGCGGCAAGCCAGATCCCGACGCGGACCTATTGCGCCGAGCCAATGCCGAGTTTGATGGCTGGCTGAAAATGTATGGCTTTGAGGCCAAGAAGAAAAAGGCGCAATTCGACCTGCTCATCGAGGCGGGCTTCACCGAGCAACAGGCTCTTAATCTAATCAAATAATGGCAAATCCCTTTGATGATGCGGTCGAGCTTCAACTTGATCTGTTCAGGGCTGCGCGCACGATTGATAAGGATGTGCTTCGACTCCTGCTCAAGCTGGAAAAGGAACTGACCGCCGAGGTCGGGTCTGCGAATTACACAGCATGGGGCAAGCAGCGGATTAACAAGCAACTGGCCGAAGCTCGCTCACTAATCAAAACCTACTACGACAAGACCGCCGCTGTTGCGCTAGAGGGCACAAGCGCCATCGCAGAGGTGTCGGCAAGGGCTACGGCGCTTTCGATTGGCACAGGGGCCGTGCTGCCTTCTGCGGCCATGCTTGAAGCAATTGCGAGCCAGTCTGTTATTCAAGGTGCAGCACAAGGTGCCTGGTGGGCAAAGCAGTCGGAAGATACCGCATTCCGCTTTGCGCAAGCAGTCCGCCAGGGCTTGATTAGCGCCGAGACAAATCAGCAGATCATCCGGCGCGTGACTGGCTTTCTGGATACGTCCAAGGCCAACGCTGCGGCACTGGTGCAAACCTCAGTGGCGACCGTTGCCAATGATGGCCGGTCAGCGGTCTTTGCCGCTAACGACGACATCATCAAGCGTTACCGGGCTGTGGCTACGCTCGACACGCACACCTGCGAACGCTGCGCACCGCTGGATGGTTTGGAATGGGACAAACAGGACAAAGGCATCGGCCACAACACGCCAAAGCCTACATACCCTTTGCATTTTAACTGCTTAACGGGTGACGCGCTTGTATCGTCCGTCAGCGATGTTACGGGCAACAGCAAACGGTGGTTCGATGGAAAAGTGGTCGTCATTCAGACCGCCGCAGGTCGTAAACTCACCTGCACCCCAAACCACCCGATACTCACGGGGAGCGGATGGATCGCGGCGGGCAGCCTGAATGTAGGCGGCAACGTAATCTGCGACGGCTTCAGTGAGCGGGAAGGATTGAGTGGCGGCGACCATAAGAACGTGCCACCCACTATCCATGATTTTATTGAAGCGTTTTTGAGTGCGCGCCAAGTGAGCGCCATGCCAGTGCCAGTGTCCGCCCGCGACTTCCACGGCGACGGGGCTGGCAGCAAGATCGCAGTTGTATACGCCGAAAGCCTTTTGGGGGACGGTATCGATACCGCGCTTTCTGAGCATTCGCGCAAGCCTTCCTTCATCCGACGACTTGCGGATATTGCCGGTTCGCTCTTTGGTTTGGGCGGCGGCCTCAAGGCTTTCGATGCTGCGCTTGCTGCCGCGAACCGCGCTGTGAGCTTTGCCAAGCAGCTTCGATCTTTCGGCGGGGGAGAGTGCGGACATTCTGGCGCGCTGCTGTTCCCCGCGATTGCGTCCGTTGATTTCCGCCTCTCGGAAGGCGCGATTAATGACCTCTCTGGATACGCCAAGGCTTTTGGCGATTCCGGACTTGCCAACGCCGCTTTTAAAAAGGTGGACGGCTCGCGCCATATCGACCTCAATGATTCGGCGCTTGGTATCAACACCAGCCTCGTTGAGGCGGCGGATGATGGACTGGATGCCTACGCCCGACTCGCTGGCGAGCTGCTTGCAGGAAGCGCCGGCAGCGTGTTTGCGGACGAGATTATCGATATCGAGATTCGTGATTTTAGCGGCCATGTTTATAACCTTGAGACAGAAAAAGGCTGGTACGTTGCTAACGGAATTGTAACACATAACTGCCGCTGCTTGTTTATTCCCGAAGTGTTTGACGCACCACGCGGCGGGCAACGCGCAAGCTCTGATGGGCCTGTGTCGGCCAAGACTACGTTTTCCGACTGGCTCGAAAAGCAAAGCAAAGAACGGCAGGAAGAATTCTTCGGTCCCGGTAGGGCGGCGCTTTACCGGAGCGGCAAGATCACTCTTGCGGATTTGACCAATGGAAGCGGATCGCCGCTTACCCTCGACCAGCTCCGCAAGAAGTACGCATAGCACAAGGCATGACCAGACCCGCTTCGGCGGGTTTTTTTATGCCCGCAAATCCGCGCAGAGCGCACAACTAGCCAGAGGCTAACGCATGTTCACATCAGAGCAACAAGCAGCAATTGACAAGATGATCGAGGACGCCACGACGGGCCTCGCTAACAAGAATAAAGAACTTCTGGCCGACCTGAAGAAAGCGCGCAAGGCAGGCGAGATTACTCCCGAGCAAATGGCCGAAGTTGAGGCCGAGCGCGACCGAATTCAGGGCGAACTCGCGGCGGCGCAGAAAGCCGCGAAGGACGCCACGAAGAAAGCGGAAACGGCAGCCGCAGCGTTGCAGGCGGAAGCCAGCTTCACGCAGTCGCTATTGATTGATCAGGGCTTAACCGCCGAACTCACCAAGAACGGCGTAACGCACCCCGTACACCTGAAGGCCGCAGCCGCAATGCTTCGCGCTACAGGTATTCAAGTCGTTGCCGATGGCGACAAGCGAATCGCAAAGGCTGGCGACAAGTCGCTGGATGTCTACGTCAAAGAGTGGGCGGCGGGCGACGAAGGCAAGAATTTTGTAACCGCTGCTGGCAATACCGGCGGCGGCGCACCAGGCGGAAGCGGCAAGGGCGGCGGCAAGACCATGAGCCGTACAGCGTTTGAATCTGCCACGCCAACAGACAAGGCCGCGTTCATCAAAGACGGCGGCAAGCTCACCGATTAACCGATTTTTAATTGCACCACGCAGCACCCCAAGGTTGGGCCTTGGTGTCCATTCGGCGGAGCCGAAGGCGTCAATCTTCCTTTAACTCTATGAGGTTTTACCCGAATGACTACTAACACCCTGACTAACCTGATTCCCTCGATGTATGTCGAGCTTGACGTTGTTTCTCGTGAACTCGTCGGCCTGATTCCCGCAGTTACTCTTAGCCCTTCTGTTGCTCGCGCAAAGGTCGGCCAGTCTGTATTTGCAGCATCGGCTCCGGTCAATACGACGGCCACGATTACCCCGGCAATGTCCATTCCGGCTGAAGCTGACCAGACCATCGGCAGCACTGAACTGACCTTGAGCAAAGCGAAAGCGGCCAAGTTCTCGTGGGATGGTGAAGAGGTACGCGGCCTGAACACCGGCCCCGGCGCGCAGTCGATCCTTGGCGGCCAGTTCGCACAGGCCATCCGCGTTCTGTGCAACGAAGTGGAAGCAGACCTTGCTGGCCTGCACGCCACTTTCAGTCGCGCCTATGGCACCGCAGGCACCACGCCGTTCGCAACCGCTGGCGATTTCACCGATGCAACGGAAGTGCTGCGCATCCTGAAAGACAACGGCGCACCGACGAGTGACGCACAACTTGTGCTGAACACCGCCGCTGGAGCCAAGTTCCTCGGCAAGCAATCGACAAGCTCGGTTGCCTTCGAAGGCTCAATGATGCGCCAGGGTGTGTTGCAGACGATCTCGGGCATGGATCTGCGCGAATCGGGCCAGATCATCACCAGCACCGCAGGCACGGGCGCATCGGCCACTACGGATAATGCCGGGTACGCTGTCGGCGCAACGACATTTACACTGGCATCTGCTGGCACCGGCACTATCGTTGCTGGCGATGTCATCACTTTTGCGGGCGATACGAACAAGTATGTCGTCACCTCTGGCGATGCTGATGTTTCCGGCGGCGGCACGATCACGATTGCGCAGCCCGGCATCCGTGTCGCAATGTCGGCGGCAACGAAGGCAATCACGGTTGTCGCATCAGCGGCCCGCAACATGGCCTTCAGCCGCTCGGCCTTGGTACTTGCCACCCGTTTGCCAGAACGTCCCACCCAGGGCGACATGGCAATTGATGTAACGACCATCACCGACCCGCGCTCGGGTTTGACCTTTGAAGTATCGGTCTATCCCGGTTATCGCAAAGTCGTGATTGAAGTTGCGTTGGTATGGGGCTTCAAGAACGTCAAGCCCGCTCATACGGCCCTTCTGCTCGGCTAATAGTTCAAGCCCCTTCGCAAGAGGGGGTTTCTGCGATTCACCGAGGAATCAAAAATGAAAATTGAAACGATGCGGATCAAATCCACGCACCCGCAGAGCCAGGGCGATTTTGTCGAGATCAACAAGGCCGATTTCGACCCAAAGACTATGATCGAGTACGTTGAGAATCAGCCAGAACCAAAGCCAAAGGTGCCGAGGGCTAAATAATGCCGCTAATCGTGGAAGACGGCACCGGCAAGACAAATGCCGATAGCTTTATCAGTGTGGCCGATGCTACGACCTACCATAGCAATCGAGGCAATGCTGACTGGGCTGCGCTCGCATCCGATACCGTGCGCGAGCAGTGCCTGCGCAAAGCTACCGATTACATGGAGCGGGCCTTCAAGTTCCGCTGGGCTGGCTACCGCACAACGTCCACGCAGGCGCTTAGTTGGCCTCGCGCCGATGTTCCGATACCGGACGCGCCCGCTGTGTTTGCCGGCTATCCTGGCTTTCTTGAAAGTGACGAACTGCCGGTAACAATTGCGAACGCCTGCGCCGAACTTGCACTAAAAGCCTCTGCTGGAGAACTGCTTGCGGATCTGACGCAGATGAAAACCCGCGTAGTGGTCGGCCCGATTGAAACTGAGTATGCCCCGCACAGCCCGCAGGCGAAGCGTTACCCGGCAATTGAAGCCATGCTTGCCCCGTATCTGTCGATGGCGGCCGGCACTGTTGTAGGGGTTCGGGCTTGAGCTTCAACTACGACAGCATTGCGGCGATCTCGCTTGAGCTACTGACCGAGTACGGCCAGAGCGTAACTCGCACGAGCTACAGCGCAGGCACTTACAACCCTGCAACTGGCAGCACCACGCCAACCACCGCCACCACGACCCGCAAAGGTGCTCTGTTTAGCTTTGATGGCGGCACGACGCAGGTGCGCGGCACGATGATTGCCAATGGCGACAAGCAGCTATTGCTTGACGCCGAAGGCGCAGTATCAATCACAGACCATTACACAATTGGTGGCACTGAATACACCGTAGTTTCGATTGACGAAACCAATCCGGCAGGCACTGCTGTTATCAATGAATTGCATCTAAGGTTGGCATGAGCTTCACCGCTGATCTAGCCAAGTTCTGCCTGAAAGAAGCCCCGCAGTGGGTGGATGGCGTCACGCGCAAAATTGTCATCGAGCTGGGTAATCGCGCCGTGATGCGCTCCCCGGTGGGCGATGCTGACTATTGGATCAGTCCGCCGCCCCCAGGCTACGTTGGAGGGCGCTTCAGGGCCAATTGGCAATATGGCTTTGGGTCTGTGCCTCCCGGCGAGATCGACGCCGTAGACGTTTCCGGCAGCGCGACGATAAGCAGAATTACGGCCAGTTCAACTGGTGCTAGGGGAGTGCATTACATAACCAACAATCTCCCATACGCACAAAGACTGGAAGACGGCTGGAGCCGACAGGCACCAAGCGGCATCGTTTCCCTGATTGAACTTGAACTCCCTGAAATCGTGAGGATGGCAACCGCGTGAGCATTGTATCGGTCCGCGCGGCACTGGAAACCGCGCTTAATGCTATGACCCCTTCGCTTGCGACAGCGTGGGAGAATCAGGCATTCACGCCGCCAGTTACCACAACAGCATACCAGCGCGCATTCCTTCTGCTCGCAAGACCGGATAACCAGGTCATAGGCTCCGCATACTTTGAGCAGGGCATTTTCCAGATCGACCTGATGTATCCGCAGGGCGCAGGCTCGGCAGCAGCAGCAGCACGCGCACAGCTTCTCCGCACCACCTTCATTCGTGGGTCGTCCTTCGCCAGCGGCGGGGTCACGGTGAGGATTAGCGACACCCCCGAAATCATGCCGGGCATGAACGAGGATGGACGCTTTCGCATCACCGTAAAAATCCGCTTTTTCGCTCAAATCTCTTAAGAGGAACTCACCGTGGCTATTGCTTCTGGAATCTTAAAAACTACCGCATGGAAAAAACAAGCCGCCCTTGGCTCCGCTGCCTCTGGCTCCGGTGGCAAGACCGCCCGCCGCGTGTCGTCTATTTTCAAGGCCGACCGCGACACCTTTGCCAGTAACGAAATCGTTTCGCACCACCAGTCCACCGGCGTTGCATACGGCCTTCAGAAAGCCGATGGCAACATCAACGGCCTGCTAAGTGCTGGCACCTTTGCCGAACTGATCGCGTCGATCCTTGAGGCAGACATGGCCGCTGGCGTTGTCATTGCCGCACAGACTGTGACGTATGGCGGCAGTTCAAACGCCTGGACCATTACCGGCACCGGATTCCTGACCGGCACAGGTCTTAAGATTGGCGATGTCGTGCGCGCTTCAGGCGGCAGTGTAAGTGCGAACAATGCCCGCAACTTCCTGATCACTGGTCTGACAAATACGGTTATCACCTTCCGCGCCCTGGACGGCGCTACGGTGACAAGCGGCTCCAGCACCACCACGACGGTCACGACGCACAACGAAAAAACTCACGCCCCAGCCACCGGCCACACGAAAGACTATTACACCGTCGAGGAGTGGTATTCCGACATCGAAAAGTCGGAAACCTTTACGGATATGCGAGTCGGGCAGGTAGCTGTCAGTCTGCCCGCTACTGGTAACGCTACTGTTGCCATTGATTTTGTGGGCCTCAACCGCGTCAGGGGTGTGGCGCAGGTGCTGACCACGCCGACCACAACGACCACCGCAGTCATGGCGGCGTCAAACGGCTTTATCAGCATCAACGGCGCGGCTCAGGCTGTCGCCACCGGCATTAACTTTACGATTGCCAATAGCGCGGCCAACGCTGGCGCGGTCATCGGCTCAAATGTCGGCGCTGACGTTACGACGGGCCGAATTATGGTATCCGGCACAATCACCGCGCAGTTCGACTCAACTACGCTTCAGGCGCTTTACGAAGGCGAGACGAACATTGCCATCAACGTCGTGCTGACCGGCGATAACACTGGCACCAGCGATTTCGTGTCGTTCACGATGCCGCGTGTGAAGCTGACTGGTGACGCACCAGATGACGGCGAGAAAGCCATTATTCGCAGCTACCCGTTTACCTGCGAATATTATGCCGCCGGGGGTTCTGGCGTAGCATATGATCAAACAATCTTGTCTTATCAGGATTCGGCGTCTTGATGGTAGAATGACGAGTCCGCAACATGCTGATAACACGTTGCGGACTCTAACCAATCAACTGACAAGGAATTGATATGGCTGACTCTATTTTAACGCAACAACGCCTCAAAGAGTGCCTTCGCTACGATCCGGAGACGGGGGTGTTCTCGCGGCTCCTAGCCACATCGCTTAAGCATCACGTGGGCGAGATAGCTGGATGGTCGAACAGCGAAGGCTATCTTCATATTATGGTCGACAAGAAAACCTATAAGGCCCACAGGCTTGCTTTTCTGTACATGGCCGGGGCATTCCCTGCCGGGCACGTAGACCATAAAAATGGAACGCGCAGCGACAATCGATGGAGCAACCTGCGAGAAGTGACGCAGGGTGGCAATTTACAAAACCAGAGAAAGGCGAAGCGGGGCAGCTCCACAGGGTATCTTGGCGTGAAGCCGTGCCCGCGCGACCGAAGCAAGTTCATGGCGCAGATCAGCGTCAACAAAAAGCGCCATCATTTAGGAACATTCGGCACGCCCGAAGCTGCGCATGACGCCTACCTAAAGGCCAAGCGCGAACTGCACTCAACCTGCACGATCTAATTCGGTCTTAGCACTAACAGAACCTCGTCTCGGCGGGGTTCTTTGTTATTGGGCGGACCAAAACTAGCACCCTGCCGCCCCTTGTCTGCTCTCCTCGCGGTTAGCAGCAAGGTGGCGGTAAGAGCAAATCAACCGCGAGGAACACCATGTACACGCTTGACCAATTGAACACCCGCAAGGCCAGCGAAACCCCGTACACCTTTGAATTCACATTTGATGGCAAGCCTTCGGGCATCATGCTTTCGGTTGTCGGTCAGCAGTCTGAAACCTTTACGCAGAAAGCTACTGAGCTTGGCAAGAAATTCGCTCTTGCCGAGGGCATTGAAAAGGCCAATGAGTTCCTACCATCAAGCAGGAACCGCGAGCTTATCGACCGACTCGCCGCAGCGCGGTTAATTGAGTGGGCTGGTATTGCCGACACCCTGACAGACGAAACCGCATACCAGTTTGTTCGGGATACTGCTGGCGCGTTTGAACAGATTGTTGCCGCATCGAACAAGATCGGAAATTTTATTCAACTCTGACGGATAGCCTTCTGGCATTCGCAGAGCGCGAGTTTGAATTAAGCAAGCCGCAGCAAGACGGCGCGACACTTCGGGACCACCTGAAGATTCTGGAAAAGCGCACCGGAACTCCTCACGAACTCATCGCCACCGCGCCACCGCTTCCCCATGCGGCGGCGCATGTATGGGCATGGTTCTGTGACGCTCACGCCGACCGCATCACCAAGGCGGGGCTGGAGCGTATTACAGGGGCTTTGCTTCAGGCGACCGAGTGGGCTAATGGGGTTCGCATGGAATTGTGGGAACGCACAGCAATACGACGGCTCGACTCTCTTTATTTCAAGGTGCTGAATAGCAATGACTGATGCGCGCTTAAATATCATTGTTGATTCCAGCCAGGCGGCGGCTGCTGACAAGACTCTAGCGAGCCTTGCAAAAACAGGCGGGGTGGTTGAGCAATCTACCAACAGCCTCGCCAACACAGTGCAAAAGCTGGCCGCCGCTTACATCTCGTTCAACACCGTCCAGGCTGGCTTCCGCGCTCTCCTCAACACCGTGACGGAAACTGAGCGCCTTCGCGGCGCTTTGCAAACAATGACCGGCAGCGCCGAAAACGCCGGTATTGCTTTCGACAACCTGACCAAGTTTGCCGCCACAACTCCCTTCACGCTTGACCAGTCGGTTAATGCTTTCATCAAGCTGAAAGCCCTTGGCCTTGACCCCTCCGAACGTGCCTTAACGTCTTACGGCAACACAGCATCCGCTATGGGTAAAACCATGTCGCAGATGATTGAGGCTGTGGCTGATGCTTCCACGATGCAGTTTGAGCGCCTGAAAGAGTTTGGCATCAAGGCTGCACAGGAAGGCGACAACGTCAGCTTCACGTTCCAGGGTGTCACCACCACCGTCAAGAAAAACGCCGACGAAATTCAGAATTACTTGATGGCGATTGGCGAGAACAAGTTTGGCGATGCAATGGCAAACCAGATGGAAAGGTTGCCTGGTAAATTGTCGAACCTTGAAGATGCCGTCTCAGGATTCTGGCGCACCATTGGCGATGCCGGGGCTACTAACGCGCTTTCGGCGGGTGTCGATAAAGCCGCCGCGACCATCCAATACCTGACCAACAATCTGGATGAAGTAAAAGCAGTATTTGGCATCGGCGCTGCCGTAATGACAGCGCAGTACTTGCCCGCCCTTGTTGCTGCAAACGCTGGAACCCTCACGCTTACCGGCTCTGCCGCCGCACTTCGGGTGGCAATGCTGGCGCTTGCCGGTCCTGCTGGCGTCGTTGGGCTTGCTGCCGGGGCCATGTTCCTGCTCGTCAAGCATCAAAAAGACGTAGCCGACGCGGCGTGGAAAGACGCGATGGCATTCGATGCTGTGCGGGAGTCACTCGGAAAGCTGACCGAGCAGGAGCTTACCGCTCATGCAATGGCGCTTAACCGCGACATAGAGAAAACGCAGGCTAGTATCCGCGAAAAGCAGAGGCTCCTTGCAACCCTCGGCCCTTTGACCGATGCGCACAAGTCTGTAACCGAACAGCTTCGTTTGCTGCAAGTAGAGGAAACTGCTCAGCTCTCAAATCAAAAGCTGGTCATCGACCAACTGCGCAGGGTTCAAGCAGGCTGGGTTCCGGTTACTGAGGCGGTCGAGGAAAACACCGAGGCGACCACCGAAAACACCAGGGCGGTAATGACGCTTGACGATGTGTATCGCCAGGCATCAGG